GTAGTTGTTGTAACGCTGTCTAGTTCGGTTGTTCTTTGTATGATTGTTTGATTTGAAATTCCAGGCCCTTGATAAGTTTCTGTAAATTGAAATGCCTGTCCTGGTGTTGTCACTGTCCAGTTGGGTCTGTTGTTTAAATTTAGATTCGTCCATGATGAAGTCACCCCATCGATGTTGTTAGATGTAGAATTAGTTCCTGGTGTTATACTGGAACCATTCATTTGAACATTGGTTCCAGTTACACTATATTGATATCCTGTATTATAATTTATAGAGTTTATAGTTTCACTTACTTTAGTTTTTGTTTCTGTTGTGGATGTTTGAGAACCTTGAGTAAAATTGGGTACGACCGGAACTGCCCCTGCAGATTGAAGCAGTCCATGTAGAATACCTAAAACTAAACTCAATCCAATTGATTCTTTCATTATCTCACTGTAATTTCGGATACGAATTGTCCTGTTGCACTTGTACCAGCACCACCAGCAGTTAGTGATCCAATAGCACCTGCAGAATCAACAGAACCTGCAAGAGTTCCTGCAACACCACCAGCAGTTGTAGTAACTTGTCCATAAGCAGGCAGAGAACTTACAACACCTGAAGAAACTGATGTTCCTGAGTTGATCACATTAACGGCATCACCTTGTGTAAATGCCTCTGTGAAGGTAATTGCTGAACCATCAGTTGTCTGTGTGTATGATCCGGCATTCATTGTTGCTGCAGAGGTAGCACTTGCAGGTGCTGTAAGACCACCAAGAGTTGCTGAAACATTACTACCACTTACAGAGTATGAACTACCAATTCTTGTTGCTTGTGATGCAGAAGCATCAACAGTTAATTGAACACTTGAAGATAATCTACTTGTAATATCGGCATGTGCTGAAGGTGCCATCAAAAACAATATACCAAAAAACAGCAGTGATTTTTTCATTTTTCGATGCAATTTGCTTGTAATTATTTAGTTATAAATAATGTGAAATAAACTTGATTTGAAATGAACGAACAACAAAATCACCTTTCGCAATTATTAGAACAGAGAAATAAATTATCTTCTGATCTGGAGGGACTCGGTAATCAATCTACAAGAACCAGAGATTTAATGTTAAAGACACAAGGTGCTATTGAATATTTGGAAGCAACCGGAGTCAAATTGCCGGAACCAGAGGTCACCGAAGAAGCAGAAGCAGAAGTGTCTGAGACGGAAGTTGTAGAAGAGGGTTGACGCACAGACCAGAAGGCATTATAATAAACATGTTGAGATTGCTCATAAAAAAGCAGTATCAACCTTTGAGGGAGACACTTTAATAAGTGTTATAAACTCAAAAGAAAACTTAATGGCATTATGTCCTAATTGCCATTGGGAGTATGATCACAATCTGTGATTAGTTTGCCCCGTTAGCTCAGGAGACAGAGCACGAACCTTCTAAGTTTGCGGTCGGGGGTGCGAATCCTCCACGGGGCGTTGGTCCTTATGGACCTTTTAATCCCCAATAGCTCAGTTGGAAGAGCGCAAAACTGTTAATTTTGATGTCCTTGGTTCAAGCCCAAGTTGGGGAGTTGACAAGAACTCAATCTTGTCTTATACTACCTCTTGTGTGAAGGAAGATGCGTTGGGAGAGCAATCTCCCACTCTGCGGAATTAGTTTAGAGGCAAAACTAAAGGTTTCCAACCTTTCGTCACCAGTTCGATTCTGGTATTCCGCTTTCGGGTTATCCGAATATCCCGAAAAACAAAATGAGTATATATACTCTGTTACTTAAGTAACAATTCACAACAGAACCAGTCGAGGTTCTTAACATCTGCGGGTAACCATTCCGCAAGTAAAAAACGAGGAAAACAAATGTTTAAAACGACTATCGCTGCAGCAGCTGCTGCTGTTGCTCTTGCCCCTGCTGCTGCCCTAGCCGGACCCTATGTCAACGTCGAAGCTAATTCTGGTTGGACTGGTTCTGACTACGGCGGTACTGCCACGGACCTTCACGTTGGATATGAAGGTGAACTGGGTGAATCTGCTTCCTACTACATTCAAGGAGGAGCTACTGTAGTCTCCCCTGATGGTGCTGAAAGTGACACTGTTCCTTCTGGTAAGGCAGGTCTCGGTCTTGCACTGACCGACGCACTGGGTGCATATGGTGAAGTCTCCTTCGTCGGTTCAGGTGACTCTGACATCGACCGTGGTTATGGAACTAAGTTGGGTCTGAAGTATTCCTTCTGATATAGACATATAGACATCTAGATGTTCGGGGATCCTGACGAGGATCCCTTTTTTATGATTAAAAAATTGTTATTAAATTTATGAAACTCAAAGCAATTGCAGCAGTTGTTGCTGCCACTCCATTGATGGTGGCATGTGGTTCGGGAGAAAGCACTACATTCAGACTTGATGCAGCAGGTGCTACATTCCCTGCACCATTATATCAAGCATGGTTTCAAACTATGGCAGGTGAAACCGGCAATCAAGTAAACTATCAAGCAGTTGGTAGTGGATCTGGTGTCCGTCAGTATATGGCTGGCACAGTTGATTTTGGTGCCAGTGATGGTGCTGTAAGTGATGAGAAGCAGGACATTCCAATGGTTCACATTCCTATGATTGGTGGTGCTATTGTTCCTGCATACAACTATCCTGGTTGTGAAGTCAAGATGACACAGACACAACTTGCTGATGTATATCTTGGTAAGATTACTAACTGGTCTACCTTTGGATGTGAGAGTAAAACTATCGTTCCTGTATTCCGTTCTGATGGTAGTGGCACCACAAAAGGTTTCACTAACTCACTATCAGCATTCTCTCCTGAATGGAAAGAGAATGTCGGCACAGGTAAGGCAGTAAAGTGGCCTGCTGGTGTTGGTGGTAAAGGTAACTCTGGTGTTGCCGCACAAGTGAAGCAAGTTCCTGGTGCTATTGGTTATCTAAACTATGGTTATGTGAGTAGTGGTAAGTTTCAACAAGTATCCTTACAAAACAAGGAAGGTAACTATGTCAAAGCAAATGCTGAAACATCTGCTGCTGGTTTGAGTATGATTGTACTGGACGACCAACTTCGTGGTGCTGATGCTAACCCTGCTGGTGCCAATGCATACCCTATTGTCTCCCTTACTTGGATTCTAGCGTACCCCGAGTCTAAGACTGGTGTGAAGGAAACTCTTCGTTATATGTTGAGTGAAAAAGCACAATCAATGTCTGATGGACTTGGTTATGTTTCACTGCCTGAAGACTTGAGACAGAAAGCACTTGCTGCTGTTGACAGTATCAATTAATATTAGTATAGTGGGAGACTATCGTCTCCCTTTTTTATGAAAAAGAAAATCAAAAAGTCGGAACAAAAAATTGCAGACTGTGATAACATCTATGATATGATTGAGATACTACAGAGTCGTATTGAGGTAATAGAAAATGAACATATGCAATTGATTCGTAAGATGGGAGAACTAAATAGTCGCGTAGACGACTTTTCTGCAAATGAAAATTAATCTTTGGTACTCTAAGAGTATGAGTCAATGGAGATGGACTCTCTGTGAAGAATTTAAGAATGGTGTTACGAAAGTAGAACAACATGCCGGACAACGTGAGGAACTGCGAGATGCAATGAATGATGTTGCCAATACGGTAGAGTATATGTTAGATGATAAATAACTGAAAACTGAAGACGTATAAAGAATTATACAATGGAAAATATAAAGATTAGATGTCGTTCCTGTGGAAAGGAATTGGAAGGACATCCAAGTAAGACAGTTTCTTGTGGTTGTCCGAATATGGCAACTATTCGTGGTGATAGGATTTCGGCAGTTGACTTTTCAAATATTGTTATGTTAAACTCTTATCAACCTAAAAATAAAAAAGGAGTTCTTTCGACGGAAGATATCTTATGGCAGGAACAAAGAAAGCAACGCAAAGTTCGTAAAATGAATTTTGAGATTCGTTAATATTAGGAAATCAAAATAAGTTGACAGATACGAATTAGTAACTATTATAGCTAATATGTATTTCAATCTAAAAAACCATGGACGAGCACACCTATAATAACTGGGTGAAAGTCAAAGAGACTTTTGAGTCATCTGGAAGTACCAATAATTTCTTTTATCAGAGAGCATGTGCTATAGTTGGTGGAGCACCAGATCCTATTGATAAAATGATTAAACAAGATAATGGAACATCGAATAGATGAAATAAAATCAGAACATTATGTCACTCAAAAAGAGTGTCAGGAGATGATTAACGATGCTATTCGGAGACACAATAGAAACGCAGGTATTATCAGCATGTGTGTTGGGTGGGTTGTCTTATGTTTATTTGCTGAGGGCCTTCTCAGATTGATTGGAGTTATTCCACCACTATTACCATGGTTACAAATTAAATTGTAGGAGAATTTTATGAAAGTTGGAATGATTGGTTTAGGTCGTACTGGTGAAGGTATGTCCCGTCGTATGATTGAAAAGGGAATTGAAGTTTGGGGTTATAGTAGCACTAACTATGAGAATGCCTGTGGACAATATGAAGCAGGATACATTAGTGGATGTGTAACTTCTTTAGAGTATCTTGTACAAGCAGTTAAATCTGATGGTCTTAGATACACTAGTGCCGGAAAAGTTCCTGGTATCTTTCAAATTACTCTTCCAGAGCAAAAGGCAGAAGACACACTTGATGAGTTACTACCATTACTTGAGGAGGGTGATATTATTATTGATCATAGTACTACAGACATAAGAAAATGTCAGGAACTGGAACTGTACTGTTCTAAGTTAGGTATTTTATATATTTTCTCTGGGGTATATGGAGCACATGTTGCTATTGATGCTTGTTCTAAAATTTTCCAATCACTATCACCAGGAAATATAATATGACTTTAGCAGATGTCTTACTCTGGGGAACAATACCCTTTCTATGTACCACCATTTATTTCGGGCACAGAAAAGGTGAAAATGTCTACTATGAAAGTGACAAATATGACGGAAATGGAACAGCGCATTAAGATGAGGTATGCGTTTGCCATGTCTTCATTTGGTAGAATGTTTACACCAAATAAAATTACATATGAGATGAGATTATTATGTGAAGAGTGGTCTGAAGACATGAATAAAATTCCACCTGCTAAAGATTTATATCAAGTTGATCGTTACTTTTTAGAACTATGGAAAACATGGTCATTACCTTCATAGTATTTTATTCTTTATTCGGTTTATTTCTTTTTATCCTTTCAATTTTACAAGAGTAATGTTACAGTTTGCTAGGTTTTGCGGAACAGTATTAAACAATCCATGGGGTTGTGGATTCTTGGCATGGTGTCTTATCTTCGTCCCTATTATGGGAATGTGGGCAGTCCACAAATACAACTGGCAGCATTGGGCACCATTTGACAGAGGGCATCAGAGGTAGTATAATATATGAGTTGAGAAATCAACTGCGGTGTTCCCCTTTGGTAGGTTCAGGAGCAGCGGCGATAGGAACCTACTTTTACTTGACTACATAATCACAACACCTTATAATACACAGGTAATCAAAACGGACAATGGCACTGACTGAAAAATTCAAGACCAAGGATTTAGATATCCTTCGTAATGCTGCAAAAGGTGAAATTTTCTTAGATGTAAAAAGTCCAAAATTATTTAAGAAGGTTCGTAAATATTATGAATCTAATGGAGTAATTTTTTCTGGTGATCCACTTGATGATTATGAAATTATGATGGACTGTTTGTATTCTGATCTAAAAATTTCTGTTGAGGTTGTTTGATTGTAGTCATGGAGAGACTTGAAAAACCCTGGTGGAGTCATTATGACCCTTTTATGAGTTTACGGCATCTCTCAAATGCCGTTGGTGCGGGTGGGTTACTACCGTCCAGTTTCTTGCTTCTGGTCAAAGAGCAAGTGGCGTGCATGGCAAGACCTTATAAGGAGAGTTGCATAAACTCTCCTTTTTTGGTATAATATTATAATGATACTATAGTATATGAAAGTTTCTTTAATCACTGGTATTACAGGGCAAGATGGTTCATACTTAGCAGAACTTCTCCTTACAAAAGGATATGAAGTTCATGGTATTGTGCGTCGTGCTTCTTTAATTAATACACATAGAATTGATCACATTTATGATCAGTTGAAACTTCATTATGGTGATTTGACAGACTCTACGAACTTGGTTAGGGTTATTCAGCAGGTTCAACCAGATGAAATTTATAATCTGGGAGCACAAAGTCATGTAAAGGTATCATTTGAGATGCCTGAGTATACGGGTCAGACAGATGCTATTGGCACCCTGAGAGTGCTTGAGGCAGTCCGTTTGCTTGAGATGGAAGATAGGGTTCGTATCTATCAAGCATCCACCAGTGAACTTTATGGACTGGTACAAGAAACTCCACAGACTGAAACTACACCTTTCTATCCACGTTCTCCTTATGGTGTTGCAAAACTCTACGGGTACTGGATAGTAAAGAACTATCGTGAGTCATATGGAATGTATGCTTGTAGTGGTATTCTTTTTAATCATGAATCTCCAAGACGTGGTGAAACTTTTGTAACTCGTAAGATTACAATCGGTCTGAAAGCAATCTCTTAAGGAAAGCAAGAGTGTTTGTATCTAGGAAATCTTGATGCACTTCGTGATTGGGGACATGCTAAAGATTATGTTGAAGCAATGTGGTTAATGCTTCAACAAGAAGAACCCGAAGACTTTGTGATTGCTACTGGTAAACAATATTCAGTTCGCA